CTTTCTTTGGCTCCTTCTGATCTCTACCATCGTCAATACGAGGCATGATCTCAACTGTCTTTTTCTTCTTTTTAGACTTGCTTTCTTCTAGACCCCATCTATCGTGTGCAAGCCCTTCTACTTTTTTCTAGAATAACTCATTATTTTATCGATGGTCTTCTGCTTCTTAGACTCACATGCTGCTTCTTCTTCAACTACTGTGCCTTCTCTCTCTGCAGCTGCTTTCTCCCATCTCTCTTTAGTTATAGTGAAAGTAGTCTCAGTCATTTCACTAAGTTCTGTAAGAATCTCTTCTAACTTAGCTTCTAATTCTTCTCTAGTTGCCTTCTTCTCAACTTCAACCTCTTCCTTATTAACAATATTGGTCTGTTTTATCTGAGCACCATAAGAAGACTTGTTCTTAGTACTATCAGGAGGACCAGCATTAAACTTAGGATCTTTCTTACTACCATCATCAGTGTTAACCACTTTAATAGTAGGGATAGTCTCCTTATCAAATTCAGGCTTAGGTATAGTACCTATTGGTGTTTCAATAGTAGCAGGTTCCTCTTTGATGGTGGTTCCTTGGAATGTATTTCCATCCATCCACTGTGCATATGATTCGATTAGTGCTTTAGAATAATCATCATTATGTTGCACTGATGTTGTAGGTGCTTGCTTGTCCATGAGTAAAAAAGGCTGTTCTTCTTGGTTTATTTATACTTTCATTGACTTCTCTTATGTCCCTTACCCAAGCTCTAAACATTTCTCGGGCTTCGGAAACACAAATAACATAGTTCGGTCCAGTACGGATTATCTTCCCCTTGATACCAGTGTTAACATTCATCACAGTCTGTCCCTCAGTGAAGCATTCCTTCTGTCTGAAGTTCTGTCTTACTGCTTGATTTTTAATATCTCTAAATGTTTTCACAGTCCAAGTCCTTTACGAACATCTGCCATCAATTCTAAAGCATCATCTGTATTTAGTAGATCACCAATACCTCCTAAAAAATCTCTAGTCTTTGTATTTTTAGCAGCATCTCTCATTAAAGAAGCAGACAAACCAGATGTACCATCAGAATCAGGATCTCTTTCTAAACCAGTTGAATCAATTGTTACTGTATCAAAAGCATAGTATGCCTTACCTTCTCCAGTCTCTTTCCTATTCCACTTGACATTAAATGCAAAATCTTTTGTCCTATCACTACCACATACTATAACAACATCAGTATAATTCTCCATCATAAGATGTTGTAGAACAAATGGTAGGGTTCTTAGTTGCTTATCAGATTTTATATTATTAACATACTCAGGAAACATCTTCTTTATCCAACCAAGCTTTGTAAGATGATCTAATGGATCCTTAGCTTTACCTTGTGACCACGTAGGCCAAATCATAAAGTCTTCATGACCAGCAAGTTTCTTAAGCTGATCCAACATTTTTTTATGCCCTAGATGTGGAGGATTTAACCTACCAAATACAATCCAAACTCTTTTCATGACCAACCCTTGAGTGAGACATCAAAGTTAGCCTGACTAAACACTAACCTCTTAATCAATTTAGTAGCTTTACCATTTTTAATAGCAACATACCCTTCCTGTGCAGTCATCTCAAGACCTTCATCAGTCCTGATATAAGTACCAAACTTCTCACCTTTTTCAAGCTTAGTAACAAATATTTCTTTAGCATCCTGGATAGTCTTATATAACTTCACCGTATTATCAAACTGAGATCCATGAGCATCTATAAAATCACGACCATTGTATAACTTAGCAAGTTTTGCTGCTTTAGTTTTTGGTTGCTTTACTTTATCTGCTGCCTTCTTACACTCACCACTAAAGTAATCCTTAAAATCAGAAGTAAAACTATTTCCTACTTGCTTACCTTCTCGAACATACTTATTAAAATACTGCTTAAGCTTAACACCAATGGTAAGTTGATCGTTCTCTGCTATCTGCTTTGCTACACCATCTAAGAAAGGACCACATTTATTAACAAGAGAGTTACTAGAATTTTTTAAATTAATCAACTTCTGTTTCTCTTCAGATGTTAATAAAATATCTTTTCCTAGTGTGTCTATCTCTGCACTGATAACAAATACATTCTTATCCTTCTTTAATTTAGATGGATCAAATCCAAAAGAAGCATGAAGCCTCTCAATACTATTACCAGTATATGTGGTATGAAATACCACTCCTATCTTTGCTTCATTGGCTAAATCAAAATCACTGTCTTCTTGTGGTATAGCATATGTTATTGTATTTGGTTTGAATGTAATTGACCTCTTACCATCCACCATTTCTATTTTCTTATCATCTGTAAACAACAAGTCTCCCTGTACTACTCCTTCAATTCCTATAGAAGGAAGATACTTTAAAGCATCCTTTAACTTAGAAGTAAGACCAGGAGCATGACCATGATTGTTGTCTATATCTTCATCAGTATAATTAATCTTTGCATCCTTATTAAAGATAGACTTAGTACCAACAAAGAAGTTATCTGTTCCTGGATACTGTCCACAGAATATAGCAGGTGCACCATCCCACTTTGTAGTCATCTTAAAATTACTAGTACCCTTACCAGTAAAGGTTCTAGCCAATGAATCTAAAAATTTAAAAGCATCTTTAGCACCCTCCTTCCCATCAAGGAGAATGCTATCTTCTAAATGTTCTAGGTGAGTGTTCTTAGACATTAGTATATCTTAGCGAATGGACCATATCTCAATCCCATCTTCTGAGCGATGAAGACCATATCAGTAACAAACTTATCCCTATCTTTCCTAGACAGAGAGAAGAAAGCATCAAGCCAAGTAATCTGCATTAACTTAGAGTTAGCAACCTGTGGTTGAATAGAGAATAAAAACAATAGATTATCATATATCTCTTGGAATGATCTAACGCCACCAAAACTTACTCCTGCATTAGCAACTCTTTTTATTCTGTCCAACCACTTCTTCTCATAATCTAAGAACTCAGAAGCTTGTTGAGGATATGCTGAAGTATTTCCTACAAATTTCCTTGAAGATCCATACTGTTTAAAAAGATCTTCAACATACTCAACCGTTGCTTTACCTAATCTAGCAGCACCAGCAGCTTTATCTGATGGTTCATATTTTAAACCACTAAACTTTTGACTATCATTCGCTTTAATCTGGAACTTATATTTTGTTGTACCATCACCCTGCACAACCAATGATGTGTCTTGAGTAGAGAGAGTTATAATACCCTTCTTTTCTTTCTTAGTACAGTCACATAATGTACTAAGATAATGATACTCAGTAGTCTTCAGTTGATTAAGACCCATGAATTTATCAACAGTATTCCAATGAATATTAACCTCAGACCAGAGTGCTTCATCACCACTAACCTTCTTTAAAGATATTCCCCATATCTGTTTCTTTCTCCACAAATCCCTCATGATAGCATTGAACTGTAAGAGTTGTGGATCAACTCTATCTCTCAGTCTGGCCCTCATATTAGTCATATGCTTCTCATCAGTATGTTCCTCAAGATGTTTTATCCATTTGTCCTCATTATTAATCAACCAGATATCAGCAGGGTTCCAGTTATCTTTCTTACCTTTAGATGCCCAACCCTTACCTGCAACATATCCACTAACCCATTGCATAAAAGTTCCTTCTCTATCAAAGACAGTAAAATCTCCTTTACTACACTTCTTTAATAAAGTTTGATTCTGTTTCCAAAAATTCTCATACCAATCATCTGTAACCTGATCCAACTTACATACATCCTTCCACAGTTTTTTCATATACTTACTTACTGTCGGATCTGCCTTTAATTTTTCCCAAGTAGTCCAGGATTCATTATGTCTTATTGCTCTCTCAAAAACAAACAACGATCCAAGTTCTTGAGCTCTCGTCATAGCCGCAGCATTTACCTGTTCCTCTGGTAACCTCGTTGAAATTACCTGAACCTTTTGTTGTTTTCCATTTTTTGTATCAAGAACAAACCCAAGAGTAATAACAGGATCTGAACCTGACATCTTTATGTTAGAAGAATCTGATTCCCATTTCTTTTTCTCTCTGTTCCATTTCTTTGCTTGAAGATTCTTACATTCTCTTTGAACTTTCTGAACACCTGCAACATTAGTACAGATTTGAATAGCACCACCTTTAGCAGGTTCTTTTGATTTACTTCCACTAGGCCACTGCGATCCCATAGGTCTAGGCTTCTCTCTACTACCTTCCTGAATAAGCCATGTTGATGCCTTACCAAAGACACCAGCCATTTGATCTTTATGAGTCTTTTTCTTAATGTAAGCTAAGAAATCGTTTTGGATATCGAAACCTATTTTGGCCATAAAAAAATCCCCCTCTAGTTATTTAGAGGGGGATGGTCTTAGATATCACCTTCCTTTCGATTCTCCGATTTGAATATATCAAACTCACCGTCTGGGTATCGTGCTGCTAACTTCATCATGTTAGTGACTACGATAGTCTGGAAGTCTAAGTCTAATGCATTACAAGCTTGTGCAATGTACCAGAACACATCACCTAATTCTTTTAAAAGATGTACCTTAGTATCTTCTGTAAGTTCCTTACCTTGGAAAGCAATCTTCTTTACTATCTCTGTGAACTCTCCACCTTCTGCACTGATACCAACAGCAGCAGTAAGAAGTCTAGGAATATCAACACCCTTAGATTCTAAGTCTTTAATTCTATTGATGAACTCATCTGTACTCTTAGAAGGGTGGCTTGTAGTACCATCGACAAACTCTAGGTACTTATCATAATCAACTGATTGTGTCATTGTGGATCTGAATAACGGTGTTCTTGTGAGTGATAGGTATCAGCATTAGGTGCTGGATCTATCTTTATAACCTCATCCCAGTGTGTACGATACACTAGGATATTGCATTGACTTACGCCATGCATTTTACCTGGATCTTCCCATTGTCTCACACACAATGTGAAGTATGGTGCTGTTTTATCATAGAAGTTAACGAAACCTCTATCTCCTCGGAACTCAACTATGTCTCCGTGTTTAAACATTCCATTCAGCGAATTTACTAAGGCGGTCTTGGTTTTGTTTTACTGCGTCAAAAGCATTAACGTCTGGATCTTCTTCCTTCTGATTCATTATTTCAGAAGTAGATTCTGCAACATCAAATAACTTCATCTTCGCTCTATCTATACCCACAACAAACTTACGATTTGTAGTAGGATCATTGTACCTATTCTTCAACTGCTTAACCATTATTCTACCTTCCTGTTCCAATTCCTCGCTAGAAATGAGAGCGAACATAAGATCAGCAGTAGCAGGGAGTCCAAAGGATTCTGAAGTGTCAGTGAGGTCAGGATCACTAGACCCGAAACCAGAACGAGTAGTTTGAGTAGCACTAACAATCGGTAGGTCAAACTCGACAGCAAGACCCCGAAGCTCTTCAGCAATCGCTTTAACATAGGTATAAGAATTAACAATGTCACCTTTATATCTTACACTAGCACAAATGTTAAGGTAATCTATAAAGATTATATCAGGTTTGAATGATTTCTTAAGATTTAGTTCATTAAGTAATGCCCTGAAGTGTCCAGCATGAGCTGAAGCAGTAGGATATTCCTTAATAATAACCTTTCCTTTAGTCTTCTTCTCAAGCTCAGCAATCTTGGATTTAAACATCATCTGAGGTAGATCAACAATATCTTTAATGTTAACATTCAAACAGTTAGCATCAATACGTTCTGCAATCTTCTCTTCAGACATTTCTAATGTAACGTACAAGACATTCTTACTTCTCATCAAGCAAGCACTAGCCATATGACACATGAATAGAGACTTACCAACACCTGTACCAGCAAGTGCTATGTTAAGAGTCTTGTTAGGAAGACCACCCTTAGTAATGTAATTAAACTTTTCTAAGTCAAATGGTATCTTTTCTTCATCTCTATGATAAAACTCATATCTATTATCAGCAGACTCAATGTAATCATGTCCTACATGTTCATCGAAAGATACTGCTAAAGCATCCTGTAAGATGCTAGGGATAGCATCCTTAGATAACTTTTCATCATTACCATCAGCAATCTTAACTGACTGTAGTAATGCATTATAGATTGCCTTATCTTGACACCACTTCTCAGTGGAGTCAGCTAACCAATCAGCATCAACCCACTCATCGTTAAGATCATCTAATCTAATCAGAGAATTTTTATAGGTCTCATCTGTAAGATCAGTCCTATTACCCAGATTAATTTTCAGAACTTCTTTAGTAGGAGTCTTATCATACTTAGATGAAAA